AGCGTAAAATATTGGAATGACTGGCTTCAAAAACAGCACAGTTTTAAGGCTTGTTAACGCAAATCCTGACAATGCAAAAATACAGGATGCGTTTATGATGTGGACTAAAAATCCTGAATTGGTTGGTCGTAGAAAATCAGAAGTAAAGCAATATTTTAAACTATGAAAAAACAAATATTAAACGGAGGAACAGTTGAAGGTATTTTTGAAGATACTGTAATTGGATTAAAAATAGAAAAAGGAACATTCGTATGAAAAATTATATAATAAAAAACTATTTATTATTATCTATAATTTTGTTTTTAACCGCTGCTTTGGTTTCAAGATGCGCCAATGATAAAAAAACAAAAAAAGATACTCCAAAATATACCACAGTTTCGAACAAAAAAGAAGCGTTGAAGGTTATTTATGTTCACGATACAATTGTTAAGAAATTCCATGAAATAAAGACAATTACAAAGGTTGAGCAGAAAATAAAAATTGATACGATTAAAGTTGTGTTTAAAGATACTGTTCAGTTCATTTTTGAACGTTCAGGGGAATTGAAAAAAGAATATTACACATTAGGATACAAAGTAGATAATAAAGCCTTAGAAATAACTAAATTAGATATTGTGCCGGATACGTTGAAAATAGTTGACGGATCTAAACGTAAATGGTTTTGGGGTATGGAAACGAATGCAGTTGATGTTTCGCATACAAATAAGTTGTTCTATAATTCAGACGTTCAACATGTAGAAGTGAAAAAAGATAAACGATTTTATGACACTACATTGTTTAAAGTTGGGGCTGGATTTATTTTAGGTGTTGCCGTAACGAAATAATTATTACCTTTACAATTCTGCTACACTTAGCAAATCTTTCATAATTGATATTTTTTTTGGTTTTTAGCGGGGTGGTTTCCGCAATTTGGTTTAAACCGCTTCTTAATTGGAGCGGTTTTTTTATGGGTAAATGTTAAATTTTACGTTTCTTAAACAAATAATTAAATATTTGCTTGTTTATTAAATATTAGCCTGTATATTTGCATAACCAATAACGGTAAAAACTAAAAAATTAATTATGACAAAAGAGGAAGTGTTACAAAATTGCACGGTAGATGGATTGGTAGTTAAATTACCAAATATTCAATTAGACAGAAAAATTTACCAAGAGGTTGCTAAATCATTAGAGTTAATTGGCGGTAAATGGAAAGGTGGAAAAATATTTGGTTTTGTTTTTTTGAAAGATCCTACCGAGCTATTAAATGAAATTGCAAACGGAGAAAAAAGAAATCTTAAAAAAGAATTTCAATTTTTCGGAACTCCTGATTTATTGGCTGATAAACTTGTTGAACTTGCCGAAATAAACAATGGAGACATTATATTAGAACCAAGCGCAGGGCAAGGCGCTATTATAAAAGCTATTAATAAGGTTTGTAAAAACACTCCAGATTGTTTTGAATTAATGGATGTTAATGTTTTAGTTTTGAAAAATTCAGGATTACAATTTAATTTAATTGGAGATGATTTTTTACAAAACAAAGGCTTAAAATACACTAAAATTATCGCTAATCCTCCTTTTAATAAAAACCAAGACATTGATCATTTAAAAGAAATGCATAATTGTCTATTTGATAATGGAAGATTGGTTTGTATTACTTCTGAAAGCTGGGTTAATGGCTCGCAAAAAAAACAAGTAGAATTTAGAGAATGGTTAGAATCTGTTAACGCAACTATTTTAGATATCGAAAGAGGTGCTTTCAAAGAATCAGGGACAATGGTTGGTGGTAAAATTATTGTAATAAATAAGTAACATGAAAAATAACGAAAGAAACGCAGGCAGAATCCCTTACTACGGTAAGGGTAATCAAACAGAAATTTTAAGGGTTTTGATTTTATCAGATGCTGAAACAAAAGAAAAAATGAAATCTGAAATTAGAGCTGTTCAGGAAAAGTACAGAATTATTAACAACCAAAAAACAAAGTGATATTATGGAAGAATTAGTAAAAGAATGCGGATTTGATTCGTTAGCAGATTTTAACGAATTGGTAAATAGTGTAGATTTGACTACACGAGACAACATTGACAGCTTTAAATTATGGCAAAATGATGACGGTTCAAAGTTTGGATTAGTTGCTTTAATAATGGATCAAAAAGTTAAAAGCAATGCATCAGAAAATATTACATCATCTAAATGTTTTGAATCATGAAAACAATAGCAGTAATTACACCAAGCTACACGGATTTCAATCAATATCGATTAGAAAACCAATATTCCGGAACTACACATAACTTCATCCAAGTGCAAACTATTGAAGATGTATTAAAGAACCAATTCAACGACTACGTGAATAAATCAAACTCGGTAAAGATGCCGAATGTGAATGCGATTATTAAGGCTGTAGAGAATAATATAAATAGACTTAATTAATTATGAGAAAAGCAACAATATATTTTAATGGCTCAATTATATTGACTGTTAGTTTTGAAAAAATAGAAAGAACCGATCAAAGCACCTTTTTAACTATTGGTTACGGGTATGATAAACGAACTGTTGCAATAGTACCTAAATCACACTTAATAGTAATATCGTAATGAATCCCGAAATATTCACCCACTACGGAAACCGATTAAGGACGAAATCAAAGCGAGTTTATAGAAAGTCGCTGAAAGCGATTGTCGTATCAAAGCGTGGCGTTATACAATCGACAAATATCACGATTCACTACGCTAAAGAAATACGGTTACAGGCAAAGGTATTTTCGTTTAGAGACCACAACCGATTTAGAAAACCAACAAATTACGATTATTAAAACATAGAAATAAATTATGAAAACACACATTGACAAACTCAGAAATCCAAATTACTTAGGTGGATGGGATTTACAAGACGAAAACGGAAAAACCACTGATATTGTTGTTACTATAAAAGAAGTTAAATCTGAGTTCGTTTTTAACCAAAAGGCGCAAATGGAAGAACCTGTATTAACGGTATTTTTCAACGAATGTAAACCAATCATTTTAAACGCCACAAATCGAAAAACTTTAAAGAAAGTTACTGACACTTCATATATTGAAGAAATGGCAGGAAAACGCATACAATTAACTACAAAGCGAATTAAAGCGTTCGGAGAGTTTCACGATGCAATTAGAATTGTGAATGTAGTTGTTGCAAGTGCCAAAGTTGAAGTAGTTGATGCGCAAAAATGCATTGGAATTTTATCAGCATGCAAAACACTTTCTGAGTTGGGAGAAAAATGGACTGCGTTAACACTTAAAGAAAAAAACACAGCCGAAGTATTAGCCGAAAAAGAACGCCTTAAGACCGTATTAAAATAATGAGCACCTATCATTTTAACGTAGAACAGAATAGTTCAGAATGGCACGAATTACGCCATTTTAAAATTAGCGGTACAAGAGCGAAAGAATTATTCGTAAAATCAGATACATTGTTTTATAAATTGCTTGCTGAAGCAGTTGAACATTTTGACGAAGATTACGAAGAAGGCTATAAATCTGACGAAATGGAACGTGGCAACGAATACGAGCCACAGGCACGAATTGAATTAGGAAAATATACAGGATTAGAATTTTTAGAGTGCGGATGGATTCAAAGCGAACACCCATTAATAGGTATTTCTCCTGATGGGATTACGGCTGATTTTAAAGTGCAAGCTGAGATTAAATGTCCTGGAATCGTAGCTCATATAAAAATGTGTGATAAAGACGAAATTCCAATCGAATACATTAATCAATGTGTTCACTCGTTTACGGCAAATGACAAACTTGAAAAATTATATTTCTGTTCTTACCGTCCTGAATGTAAGATTAAGCCGTTATTCGTTAAATTACTTACACGTGATTCATTGGTAAATAACGGAACGATTGCAAAACCTGTAATGCATGGAATAGCACATTTAGTAACTGTTTCTTTTGCAGAAGCAGATAAATTGGATTTACAAATACAAACAACTATTAATAAATTAAGTTTTTAATTATGAGTAAAATAACTGTAACATTAGACGCAACCAAATTAAGAAACTTAGTTTCAAAGCGTCAATACGATGCAAAAGATGGTCAGAAAATGGAAGTTCAAGAAGTTAAATTCGAACTTGTTCCAGTAAAAGAACCGAAAATCATTTACGAAGGCAACGGATATAAATTGCAAAAATCACATTTTGCAAGTGTAATCCAAACCAAAGAAGAACGTGAAGCACAAGCCGAAACTATTTTTATTGGCGAAGGAATTACAGCGCTATGGGACAATTCAGGACAAGGAAATGTGTTTAACGCTAAACCCGTAACAGACACGAATGAAGATGAACCAGATGATCTTCCTTTCTGATGCGTACCACCAACCCCAACAACATCGAAGTAGTCGAACCTGAAATAGTAGAGGCAGATGGAACGATATAGCGGACAGCAATTGCAAAAGATGCTTAATATAAGTAAACCAACTGTAAAGTTTAGAGCTGATAAATTAGGTATCAAAAAACACGGGGTACAATGGAGATTTACAGAATCAGAAGTTGAAAGAATGAGAGCTTACAAATACATAAGATCACCTCATTTTTACTTTACAGAAAACGGAGAATTTTTAATAATAGAATCTAAATTAAATACATTATAACTATGAAAAATTATGCAGAAGTAGAAGTCTTCTACATTGAAGAACCAAATGAAAATAACGAAATGTTTGCATGGATTTCATTTAAAGACCCTGAATGGAATGGAGAAGACCCCACTGACGGATACAATAATATTAGAGTTCCGGTAAATTTAAGATCAATTCAATTATCCTCAAGAGGTAACATATTGACAAATCAATCCGAAAAGAACTATTCGGAAGCATCAAATAAACAATAATTAACCCAAAGCCGATTCACTTCGGCTTTTTTTAGTGATATGCGGAAAATAAAATAATTTGAAAATAATTATAAAATAATTTGTTTATATCAAAAGTAGTCGTATATTTGTACTCAGATAACAACTAATAAAAATAGGAAATATGAGCAATATATTTACAACACAAGATTTTAAAATGATTAATGATTTAAAAGAATTTGCTAAGGCAATTAATTTTGAAATAAAACAAGAACAAGATGTTGAGGAATTATTAAAAAAATTTGTTAATCATAGAGTAAATTTAGATTCTATATGTTTTGATAAAATGTTTAGCAATTATTTAAATTCAAAATAAAGAAATGGGAAGACACAAAAGACCCTCAATGATTCAGGTAACAAGAAAAGTTCATAAAAATGCACTTGACAAAATTGACCAATTCATTGAATTACAAAACACAAAAGAACTTAAAAAAGAATCGAAAAATGAAACCAAATAGAAGCATACTAATGACCTCAGCCCACGCAATATTCAAAATGCAAAACGTAACTTTTTCTGAGGCTTTGATAGAAGCGTGGGAAAAGACAAAACAAGGCGTTAAAGCTATTGTAATGAAGTGTAATAAGCAAATCAAGTCGGAGCGTTGGATTGGTTACGAAACGGTTTACTTTAATGAATTGGTTTTTACTAATATTGACCCGAGTAGAGAATCAGTAGCTTATAATCATGCTATTGAAAAATGGTATGATGGAAAAACATTTAATAACGATTAATTATGGAATTAGAACAACAAAACGGAATGTATTATAAAGAAATATTAGGACTCAGAAAAAGACTAGAATATTTAAAAATAGAAAATTCAGAGTTAAAATTAATTAACGAAAAACTTTCTGAAACAATCAAAAAAAGAGAATTAAGGTCAAGACAAAGAGCAGGAAATAAACGCAAACTTAACAAAGATTAATTAACCATTAAAAATAAATATTATGAAAAACAAATTAAATTTTAATTCAGTAAAAGAAATGATTTACTGGTTATTAGACAACGAAGGATTAATTCTTTTTGATTATTACGGCAGAAGATGGCTGTATTCTGAATTTGAATTTAAATATTCTGATTTAGGAGAAAAATATTTCGAAAAGAATTCTATTGATTGTTTACACTTACATAAAGAAGGATTTTATTATTTAACTTAGAACCCAAAAAAAATGAAAGAGCAAAAAAAATACCACCAGAGAAAATTAGCAATTATTGAAATGATTGAGCGTTGTACAGAAACTATTAAACGTGAAAAAAGTTTTATAAGAAATTGCCCAAGTACATTCGCTTTAAAAAATACAAGAGCTAATATTGAACGTTACGAAATACTTCGTGACTACCTAACCGAACGCTACAACAGATAAATAAAATCACTAAAAATAGGATTATGAAAAACGGATGGATAACTCCTTACTCAACATATTTTATTTCAAGATATTCAAAAGATATAATAACACTTGCTAAGTGCGAATGTTGCGAAAAACCATTTTCAACTAATATCGGAAGAAAAAGATGTTCTAAAGAATGCGCAAATAAAATGCGTAAAACCAATAAATTGCTAAAAACATGAAAACGACAAACCAAATATTCCACGCTTACAACAACATACTTAAAAAACGATTGTTGCCGGAACCGACAAATAGAGAAGTGTTACGTAAAATTATTAAAGAGATAGGGATCTCGCTTAATTGATATATTATGAAAATAAAAAACATGGAATTTTAGCTAATTAAAAGCGGTAAACCTTTAGTTTTAGAAGGCTTTTATAAATTTTCTGATTATGTATTAGAGAATACAGAAACAAATGAAAAGATTAAAGCTAGATGTACAACACGTTACTATAATAAATCTAGTTTTGAATTGATTATAGAAATTAACCCATCAAAAAATTAATTAAAACCTAAACGGAAATGACTGAAATAATTATACAAAATGTAGAAATGCCAGAAGTAAATTTAAGAAGGTTCACAAAGCACCCATTAGATTTAAACGGCAAAAAATGGTCTGTAAAAGACAATGGTAACGAAATTTATAAAGGTAATTTTGAAGATGCTTCTTTGATATGTTACAATAAAAACAAGCAAAATTATTTAACAAAAACTAACTTAAATTAAAATTATGAAAACAAAGATAAAGACATACGAAAATTGCCCAAAAGGGTGCGAATCAATTTCGTACTTATTCGACAACAAAGAAGAAAAATCCTGTTGTAAATGTGGCGTAATTTGGGATCGATTTGACAACGTAGTAATTAAAGAACCAACAAACAAAGAAACTTTTAAATAAATTGGTATATGGAAAAACAAGCAATGGTTACGGTAGAATTTAAATCGATGCAAACATTTAGATGTTTATCTTCGGAATGGAAAGAAATGGGAGGTTATAAAGGATTTTTAAAATACTTAGCGGTTTTTGCAGGAGAAATTAAAAAAGTAAAACATGAACACCTTTCAATGAGTGAATACCCAACACAAGAATGGGCAGGATAAGTAAAACCCACTAACGCCAATAGGCACAAAATTTAGGATTATGAAAGAAATTATACAAGTATTGGAATTATTCGCAGGATCGAGAAGTATCGGTAACAAAGCCGAACAATTAGGAATGAATGTATTTTCAGTTGACTGGACACCGTATGATAAAATAGATTTATCAATTGATATTGAGTTATTGAAAAAAGAAGACGTGCCATTTATTCCAGATGTTGTTTGGGCAAGTCCGGATTGTACAACATATTCTATAGCTGCTGTAAGTTCACATAGGAAAAACCGAACAGAACCGGTTTCTGAATACGCAAAAAAATGCGATTCAGTAAATAAGCATTGGATTGGATTGATTAAAGAATGGTTGTTGATTAATCCTGATATGGTGTTTTTTATTGAAAATCCAAGAGGAATGTTAAGACACATGCCGTTCATGCAGGAATTCAAACGCCATACGGTTTGGTATTGCCAATACGGGGATGATAGAGCAAAGCCAACTGATATTTGGACTAACTCAAAAACATGGCAACCGTATTGTGAATGCAAAAACTACAAATACGATTCAGATGGAAATATAATAAATAAACATTGTCATCATGAAAGCGCGAGACGTGGAGCTAAAACAGGAACACAAGGCAAAAAAGATAGTTATAATCGTTCTAAAATTCCAGAACAACTATGTGAACAAATATTAAAATCTGTTTTGCACAACCCAACAATCCCCCCTATCTTTACAAATAATTAAGGCTAGTGAAAATTAGGCTAATTAAATAAAAAGTATTATATTTGCATCAAGGCATTGAGGTGAGAGCCAATTCCATACATAAAGAAATTTAATCCATAATAGGGCGGGCGCTCTCACATTTAGCCCAAACTATTATGGATTTTTTGTTTTTAATAACTTAATTTAATTTAACATGGTACACACATTAAAAGCATTAGAATGCGGAACAGAAGATCAAACTTATGAAATAAGTATTTTTGAGTTAGATCCAAAAACAGTAAATATAACTGTAAATAAAATAGATTTTGTAAATCAGCATTTAAATAACTCTCAATGCATAAATTTAACTAAAGACGAACTACATTCTTTAATCGGAACTTTGCTTCATGTTCAGGCTAAAATGAAAGGAGGTAAATAATGGATAATGGATTTATATTATTATCTCGTGGAATACTTGAAAGCGATGTTTTCGCTTCTCAAAAACTACTTAAAATTTGGGTGTGGTGTTTATGTAAAGCAAATTTCAAAGATAAATCAGTTCCTTTAAAAATAGGCAAAGGAGAAACTATTATTAAGGTAAAAAGAGGGTCTTTTATATTTGGAAGAAACAAAGCTGAGGAAGAATTGTTTATTGATGGCTCAACTATCTATAAATCAATACAAAAGCTAAAAGAATTTGAAATGATTGAAATAAACAGTAACAACCAATATTCAATCATAACTATCTGTAATTACAATGCTTACCAAGATATAGGAAGGTATAAAGTAACAAGTAAAGAGCAGCCAAGTAACAACCAAGTAACAGCCAAAGAACAGCCAAGTAACACAACTAATAACGCTAATAACTATAATAATGATAATAAAGTAAAAGAAAATGATTTTTCGATTTTTTGGGATAAGTATTCAAAAAAAGTAGATTCTAAAAAATGTAAAGAAAAGTTCTTAAAGCTATCTGGTTTAGAAATTGATAAAATATTAAAGGTTGTTGATAGTTACGTAATTTCTACTCCTGATGATAAGTACAGGAAAAATCCTTTAACGTGGTTAAATGGTAAATGTTGGGAAGATATTGAAATAAATTTATTCCTGCCAAGTGAAGAAAAGCCTTTTGGTAAAACTAATCAGATAAATTATGGAAATTAACGGTTTTACAATAGACAAATACAATCAACATGGATTCAAAGACAGACAAAAACAAGACGTTTGCCCGTTCTGCTCTCAGGACAGGAAAAAGAAAACGGATAAATGCGTTTCATTAGATTGGGATAAAGGATTTTTTAATTGCTGGCATTGTGGGGAGCATGGACAATTACATACATTTAAGAAAAAAGAAAAAGAAAAAATTTACACCAAACCACAAATAACATTAAAAACAAGTCAATACAGCGATAGTTTTACAAAATACATATCAATTGTTAGAGGAATAGATTTAAGCTCTTTAAAAGCCTTAAAAGTTCGTGAGTCAAAAGAATGGATGCCACAAACAAAAAAAGAAGAAAATTGCATTTGTTTTGATTACTATTTAGATAATGAAATTATAAATGTAAAGTATCGTGACGGTCGTAAAAACTTCAAACTTTACAAAGATGCTGAAAAGATATTTTATAATTTAGATAATATCAGAACAGAAAAAGAATGCATTATTGTTGAAGGGGAGTTTGATGTTTTGAGTTTTATTACCGCAGGAGTTTACAATGTTGTTTCAGTTCCTAACGGATTCAATCTAAAAGGAAATTTGAATTTGGATTATTTAGATAATTACATTGAATACTTTGAAAATAAAGAAACTATTTATATTGCAGTTGATAATGATGAAGCAGGAGTAAAAGGACAGCAAGAATTAGTTCGTAGATTAGGTGTTGAAAAATGTAAAATAGTTAATTTTAATGATTGTAAAGACGCAAATGATTATCTATTAAAATACGGTAAAGAAGCTCTTAAGAACACTATTAAATTAGCTAAAGATATTAAAGTTGACGGTGTGTTTACTTTGTATGATGTTGGTGGCGATATGCTTAATCAATATCGATCAGGGCAAAACAGAGGGGAAACAACCGGAATAAAAGAAGTTGATAAAGCGTGGACGTGGAGAGATTCAGAAGTTAATTTATGGACTGGATACCAAAACGAGGGAAAGACTTTATTTTTAATGCAATTATGCCTGATTCGTGCTATTATTTCAGGTGTTAAAGTAGCGGTTTTTAGTCCTGAGAATTTTCCGATCGGTGATTTTTATAATGATTTAATTGAAACGTACATAGGTAAATCTTGCGACCCTTATTACTCAAATAATTACATGAGTGAAAATGAGTATAAAGAAGCAATGAATTTTATAAATGATTATTTCTTTGTAATTTATCCTGAAAAAGATTTTAAGATTGATACTATATTTGAAAAAGCTAATTACCTGGTAAAAAAACATGGAATTAAAACACTTATAATCGATCCTTACAATACCGTTGAGCATTTGATGAAAAACGGAGAACGTGAAGATTTATACATTAGCCGATTTATGACTAATTTAAAGCGTTTTGCAGTTGAAAAACAGGTATCAGTTAACTTAGTTGCCCACCAAGTTACCGCACGTAAAAATGATAAAGATGGAGGTCGTTATTATCGTCCTGAATTAAATAACATTAAAGGCGGTGGTACATTTGCAGATAAAGCCGATAACGTTTTATTTGTTTGGCGTCCGAATAGAGCGTTAGATTTTAAAGATCCTGATGTAATATTTGGAAGTCAGAAGATAAAAAAACAAAGGCTTGTAGGTACACCGCAAAACGTTGACGAAATAACTTATAATATAAGAGATTCAAGATATTATTTCAATGGTTATAGTCCGTTTACTTTAATAGATAAACAGCGTAACGGAGAAGTAATTGAATCTGAACCCGAATTTAAAGAAGAACCAAAACAAATAACCGCATCGCCTGAAGAAGCTTTTGATTTAGTTTCAGAAGATGATCCTGATTTTTGTCCGTTCTAATGGAGTACAATTTATTATTAAAAATGTATGACTATCATGTACAATTATTTATAGATGGTAAAATATGTTTAGAAATGTTTCAAGAAATTGAAATCGAATACGAAAAAAGAAAAAAGTTATTTACTATAAATTTAAATTAGAATATTATGAAAACTAACAAAGGACACAGGTTTAAAGATAACCCTAAAGAAAAAGAATTTCACGATAAATTTATCGAAATGTTTAATAGTTCAAGTATGGCAAAAGTAACTTTATCAGCTATAGTTTTTGGATGGGAAAACGATAGGCAACAATATCCAAAAAGATTTTTAGTTGACGAAGAAAAAGAAATAGTTATAAATATAATTCAATGGCTTGGCAGTCCTGTTGGACAAGGGTTTTTAAATGAATGTGGATTTATTGAAAATAAAAATTTAAATATATGAAGAGCAAGGAGAGCGCACTAAAAAGAATTAATCGAGTAATTGCTTTTTATCATTCAAGAGGGCAGAATCGGGAACGGGTAAATAATGTTTATCGTAACGTAATAACTAAGCGTTTATGAAACATCAAGAATATGTGCTACAGAAAGCAGTTTGCAATCACTTGAATAAATTTTATCCGGAAATACTTTTCCTTTCCGACACGATAGCTAATTTAAAATTAACAGTTCCTCAAAAAGCACGAAACAAGGCTATTCAAAAAGAAGGTTTTAAATGTCCTGATTTGCTAATTTTAGAACCTAATAAATTTTACAAAGGCTTATTCATTGAATTAAAAATTAAATCGCCTTTTAAAAAGAATGGCGAACTTTACTCGGATGAACATTTAGAAGGACAACAAAAATCCATGCAGGAATTAACAGAAAAAGGTTATCTGTGTTTCTTTAAATGGGAGTTTGACGATATAAAAGAATTGATCCGGTGGTATATGGATAATCGTTAATCCCCCTACCCAAAAATTGAGCCTTATTTGAAAACTAAAAATAAATAGAGAAATTATGAAATTAACAGGTAAATGCAAAGAAGATTTTAACAGATACATGATTATGGAATTAAGAAAAATGGAAGGCGTAAGGGATAGATTTTTTGATGAAACAATTATACAGCAATTCGAAATAATGCCTATTTGTTTTAAAAATGCAATGATTATAGATTTCTTTGATTCAGTTGGAATTTATACTAATGCAATTAGTTATAACAATCAAGCATATTGGAAGCCTGTTTGTGATAATTGCACCGCTAATACACGATATAAAACACGAAAAGAAGCTATTGAAATAGCAAATAAATAGGGCAATGAATCCTATAACAAAATCAACTAACCAACCTTATTTTAAATAACATTAAAAAAATAGATTATGAAAGACAAAATGACAATTTTAGTGGCTTGTGAAGAATCTCAGGCTGTAACAAAAGAATTAAGATTATTAGGACACAATGCGTTTAGCTGTGATTTATTGCCGTGTAGTGGCGGACATCCTGAATGGCATATACAAGGCGATATTAGAAGCATATTAAACGGGTCGTGTTATTATCTAACACAAGATAAAAAATACGGTTGGGTAGAAAAGTGGGATATGATAATAGCATTCCCAACATGTACTTATTTAACCGTAACAGGTAACCGCTGGTTTAATATAGAAAAGTATGGAGAAAAAGCAATACAACGCCATAAAGACCGAGATGAAGCTATTAAATTTTTTATGATGTTTGCTAATGCAGATTGTGATAAAATAGTAATTGAAAATCCTGTAGGTATTATGTCAAGCGAATGGAGAAAACCGAATCAAATAATTAATCCTTATCAGTTCGGAGACCCATTTGAAAAGAAAATCTGTCTTTGGATTAAAGGATTACCTAATTTAGATCCTACAAATATTGTAGAGCCAGCTCCAAGAACTATTTTTGAAAGCGGAAAATCAATGCCGACATGGTATGCAGAAGCGTGGAAATTACCAAAAGAAGAAAGATCAACAGTAAGAAGCAAAACATTCCCAGGAATTGCAAAAGCTATGGCAGAACAATGGACACGATAACCCCTAAAACAGCTATTAACTATTAACGGAATTGGAAAAACATAAATAAATAACAAATATGAAAACAGCAGTAAAAACAACAATTAAAGGATTTGAAAATTTACAAGTTAAAGAATCAGTAGAATCAATTTATGAAATGTTAAGCGATAAACACCCGTTTATTAAGCTTACATTATTGAGCCATGACAATAAAGAAACGAGCGTTGGTATTAAAAAGACTTCAATTAAGCTATTTAAACAACTGTAGAGCGATGAATTTAATAGAAAGAATTAAAGAACTGCGCCTTGAAATAAAGGCGCTTAAATACGAACGTAACGCAATCCAAAAACAAATCGACCAGAAAGAAGATGTTTTGGAAGAATTGGAGAAATTAACGGTTAATCAACTCGATATGTTTCCGGAAGCTGACATCGTAAATACCGATGGCAGATGAAGTACTGTAAATGCCGCAATCCTGAATTAATGAAAACCAGATGTAGAAAATGTAATTTAGAAATTTCCACAATAACTCACGAATCTTTTTCAGATTTAGAAGCAAAGAAAAATAAATTATATTCATCCGGAAAACTTGATGAAGCAAGAGCAGTACAGGCGGAATTGGATTTTTTGTACTACGGAATCAAAACGGTTTACGCTGAAAGAAAAAAATAAAATGTTAAAGTTTTAATTTTACTTGCGCAATAAGATAAAGTGTTATATATTTGCTGTATCAAAATCAAACAACATGAATCCAGTATTAAAAATAGCTTTAGAGATTGCAGAAGGAAACCAAATATTATTAAATAGAAATGAAAAAGTTACGCCTGATTTTTTAGAATATACAAAAGGAGAAGGAAAGCTATTTAATTCTGTTTACTTTTCAAAAAATGGAATTGAATTCCGAGTTTCTAACCATGAATTGCCAAATAGAGACTTTATGATGACCGATAGAACTGATTTGCCAAAATATTACAAAAACAACATTGAGGTAATTGTTGTGAATGGTGAGATAATAAAAACTAAACTTAATTTTAATGCTTAAAAACAAATAATCATGGAAAGTAAAGAAATATTAAAACAAATAATCCAGATAACCGGATTAACGCAAAGAGAGTTCGCAAAACAAATAAAAACTACTGAGTTTCAAGTTTCGCATTGGCTTTCAGGATATAGAACTATCAGAGAAAATAGGCTTAACGAAATTTTAACACAATTTAATTTAAAAATAAACTTCGAAATACTTGCACGTTAAGTTATAGACACTTATCTTTGAATCATAATAATAACCATTAAAAAATAAAATTATGTACAAAGATGCATTTGAGTTATTCGAAAAGTTAATGCAAAACCATTTAATCATCCAATCGATTAAAATTAAAAAGAAAGGATTTTCAGTTAGATGGACAGATGGAGGTAAAACAAAGTACCAATTTGACGAAGTTCATTATTTCTTAGAACTTTACGAAGATCAGGAGGAACAATTAAAAAAGTAAAACAAAAAAAACAAAGGCGGGTGAAAATCCCGCTTTAAAATAGAATTATGGAAACAAAATACACAAAACAGCAAATTGAACAATTAAACAAAATGAATCGTGGTGCTTTTGTACATGTAAAACAGCATTGGTTTGATGCTTTTTACGACTACATCGGAAACTTTATCCACAATGGAAAATCAATTGCTCCGGTTGAATTAAAAAGATTTAGATAATGCCATTCAGTAAACCCCCAGGCGTTCCGTGTCCGCCAAATAATCCGCATTGTCATGGATTACCAGAAGCCGTTTCAATTCAAAGTGATCTGCTTACTATTATTTTAGTAGTTGCGATATTTTTTTATGTGTTGTGGATATTTAGAAAAAAAAAGTATTATGATTGAAAGAACAACACCTGAAATTATAAAAACAATAAGCGAAAATGAAGTTTTTGTTTTTGGTTCAAACTTATCAGGAAGGCACGGAAAAGGAGCGGCTAAAACCGCACTTGGTTGGGGTGCGAAATACGGTCAAGCATCGGGAATGCAAGGTAAAACTTATGGAATACCTACAAAAGATGCAAGTATAAGAAGAACATTATCAATAGAAGAAATAAAGCCTTTTGTAGATGATTTTATTGAATATGCGAAATATCATTCAGAAAATATCTTTTACGTCACAGAGATAGGGTGTGGTCTTGCTGGATTAAAACCAAAAGAAGTTGCGCCACTATTTAAAGAAGCTGTAAATGTAGATAATATTCATCTTCCTGCTCGTTTTTGGCACAAGTTGAGCAATCTCACATAACGTTCTGTCGCTTGTAGCAGGACGTTGAGTCAAGACCAATCATACAAGCAAAAAACAATTTATAAATTAAACCTGACCACTCAAACACAAGACAATGCAGTCTTCCTACAAACGACTGTTATTGTTAGTGTGGTTTTTTAAACAAAATATTATTATGGATGCAGTTGCAAAATTATCAAAATACGGAACGGTAAGAACTTGTAAAATAGTAAATAACAGTGTTGTTACAATTGTAGTAACAGATGGTTTTTCTCAAAAATCAGAACATACATTAGGATTTATGAAAGATTGTGTCGCTTTATTTCCCGATTTTCCCTCAATGGAAACTTGTATAACGGAAGATGGTTTAGCGATTATGGTTTTAAAAAAAACGTCTTGAAAAAACGGAATCGTAACATTAACCATAACGTTTTGCAACTACACGTCTGTTGCGTAAAAACACAAAACCATCTTTCAGTTTAACACGGATTTGAAAGGTACAAAACCAAAATTAAATTAATCACAATGCAGCAATAGCGTGTAATTGCTGTTATAAGTAGCTTTTATTATGCCTAAAACAGTATTTTCAAAACGAGAAGATTTTATTTGTGGTAAAGTTGATGATTTAGTAATTGATATTAAAATACTAGACATTACAGATGAACTAAAAGAATATTTAATAACAAAAATCTATGACATTCAACACGATGCACAAAGAATGGAAAATAAGTTAATTTTCATAAAACAAGAAGCAGAAGAATTTAAAGCCGAAATACGTCGTCTTAATTGCAATGTTCTGTAAAAGTTACTTATAACGTCCTGTGGCTTCACGCAGTTGCAGAGGTTCAAGACCCAAAAATAACAAATAATAACTAAACTTAAAATTAAGCCTTATGTCTAAAAATAAAAACCAAATCCCGCAATTGCTTGAAACCGCTGTTACCAGTAGTTACTTATTCAACCGGAACACGATAAAAGACAAAATTATTGAACCCGAATATTTTATGGGAGTTGATAGTTACGATAAAAAGATGAACGCTTATTGTCTAACAAGACGTGTCGATGGAATTACCGAAATATTACTATCAAAAGTAATTAAAGACGAAAACGCCTTTGAAAAAGAGGTTAAAAATTTAGCAGAATATTTTAATGCAAAAGTTTTTCGTAGTTCTGTCGGATAATTACTGGTAACGTTTCTCTACACGCTATAAAAGTATTACTTTTTCATGGGAAAGACTGTAAAATATACGAAAGTTAAAGTAATAAAAATTACAGAAACGCAACATAATACTTTAAAAAAATTAGATAGTTATCAGGTAAATGTCGCTGATTTTATTAGAACAGCGATACAAGAAAAAATAAAACGAGATTATCAGGAATTAATCCATAAACCTAAAAAATCAGATTGCCCTTTTTAACAAAAAAAATAGGATTATGACAAACGAACAGAAACAAATAGCAAACTACACATTTATATTTTGTGTGTATGTTGCGATAATGACGATAGCCGGATTAGTTTTTATACTTTACAAACACGTTTAACAGCGTGTTTTTTGTTTTTACAATTTAAATATGTAATTTTGGGGTATTATGGAACTAACAGACAAACAAGAGTCTTATTGTCAAAACTATGTGATTTGCATGAATCAATCAACCGCTTATAGGCTTGCGTATGAGGCTGATTCTATGAATTCAAACAGCGTGGCAAGAGAAGCGTGTTTACTTCACGCAAACCCCAATGTAACCCAAAGAATAAAGGAGTTGCAAACGGAAAACTATAAAAGGAATAAAGCAACTATTGACGAACTTGTTAACGTACTATCAGGTATGGTTCGTTTTGATATAGCTGACCTATATGATGATAACGGTAATTTATTGAATATCAAAAAAATGCCGTTAATTGCAAGACAAATGATTTCAGAATTAACATCTGATGAAATTAAGATAGGTGGTGAGTCTGTTGGGCAAGTTAAAAAAGTTAAAACCATTTCTAAATTAGATGCCGTTGAAAAACTTATGAAACATTTAGGAGGTTATGAAAAAGATAACTCGCAGAAAAAACCAGAAACCACAATAAAAGTAGGTTACGGCAAAAAAGATGGAATTTGAATTTAACCCTAATTTATTCAATGACCTTTACTGGCATTTGAAAGAGGACTTGAAAAATCCTCTTATTCGTTTTATTTGGATGTATGGCGGATCTTCAGCTTCGAAAACATATACTTATGTTCAATCTGATATAACTGCGTTGCTCGAAAATAAAAACGAAAATGTAATGGTTTTACGCAAATATGGAGTAGATATAAAAGATAGTATTTATTCGGATTACGTAAAAATAATTGATGATTGGGGTTTAAACGAATATTTTAAATGCCAAATCAATTATATTGAATGCCTTGCTACTGGTTCTTATATTCGTTTTCGTGGTTTAGATGATTCTGAAAAAATTAAAGGACTAGCTAATTTTAAACGTGTTGTTTTGGAAGAAATAAGCCAATTTGATGAGGTGGATTTAAAGCAAATAAGAAAGCGTTTAAGAGGTAGAGAAAATCAGCAGATAATAGGATTATTTAACCCTATAGACGAGACCCATTGGCTTAAAGTAAATGTTTTTGACAAAGAAAATCTTATTGAAGTCGAAACAAAAACTAATATTACAAGTAAACACATAAACGAAAAAGGTAATTTTGTGGTTTACAAAGTTAATTATTTGAATAATTATTTTATTGTTGGTAAATGGGATAAAAAAGGAAATTTAATTGGTGGTTTTGTAGACCAACATACAATCGATGATTTTGAAAAAGATAAAATAGATGATTTTAATTATTATCAAATTTATGGTTTAGGAAATTGGGGTAAACTTCGAACAGGGGGGGAGTTTTGGAAAGATTTTAATACAAACAAAAATGTTGGCTACAATGTTTGGCAAAAAGAACAGCCT